GGCAGATTGGACTGTCGGACTTCACTGTTGCATCTACCCGAATTACAAACCCATCAAATTGAAACCGATAGGTGCGGTTTAATGCCTGAGCGTAGTCTTCTGACTTTGCTTCACGCTCACCGTCTAGTGTGCCGAGATACCACAACATACTAACTAAGCGGTCGTCCTTAAAGCTATCTAGACCTGCCGCATAGAAAGTTACTGTCGGTAAACAGTAAGTGGCATCTACTCTGCACACTAGAGAATACTCTTGGTTATCCCACATCTTGCCCACAGGTTCAGGACAAATCATCTTGATGATGTGGGTCAACTGACGGCGCACTGCTTGCAACTGCTTGGCGTTCTTACCCAAGCTATTACGGCTACGGGTAATGTCTGCCTTGGCGTCATCTAATAACTCTACTGCTAATGATTTATTACTCATGTTAAATCTCCCTGTTAATGAGTCGAGCCAATCTCAACCCATGACTAAATTGTATCTTTACCCACGGGATATGTCAAGTAACGGGGCGCTATCCCACCCACCCCCACCCCCCTAAATTGCTCAGATGGGACCCGCGCCCCCCATACCCCATAATCCACACAAATAACTCCTCGTTTTTCCCAATCACCCCCCGTCTCATCTAAACAACCCTTTACCCACACAATTTGCATCATAAGTGGTGAATCTCCTCTAACAATTGGCACCAGGACGTACCTACCCCCTTCATCATCTATAACACCCTCCCCCCATACATTGTTCTATCCCAGTCGGCATTAAGTACTTACAGAAACACCCCCCGTCATCTTTTTTCAAGGTACTTGTTTCCTCTAATATTATTTTTGTTGTACACTCTGCCTATCTAGGGTTTTACGATGACCGAGAATAGATGGAAAATATAATTATTCCTCACATAGAAGAGGACGTACCGCTTCCAGCCAACGCTACCGAAGCCTTCCCAGAACTGTCTCCAAAAGAAGAGTTAGACGCACGAGCTAGGACAATTACCCTCCTTGCTGAACTAAATAACAACCCACTTTCCCCTACTTCTGAGCATGTGGCACAAGCAACAGAAATTGCTACCCAGATGATGAATGACCCAAAGGCTAGACCTGAGTTTAAGAACTATCCAAATGAGACATTGGCTTATTTGGCGGGTATGGTGTCCCAAATGAACGTGCAACTTGTGGACGACCTAGCTGAAATGAAGATGTATGTGGTCAATAAGCTTCTTTATGAGGTAGAACATGCTTCAAATGCCAAAGATAGGCTCAGAGCCTTACGGGACTTGGGGGAAGTTGACGGAATTGACGCATTTAAGAAGCGTTCTGAGGTCACAATGAAGGTGCAGAGCATCGAAGAAGTCGAAAATGAGCTATTTGAGACCCTTTCTAGTCTAAAAAAGAAGGCAATTGACGTAGAAGTTAAGGAAATACCCTCTAAAAAATGACTGCCCTGCATAAATTAACTGCACAGGACATCGAAGAGCTTGAAAAAGCCATCCCTACGATGCCTGAAAAGAAGAAAAGGCGGACTTTAGAGCTAATTAAGACATATAAAACCAACGTAACTCAGAAAGCAGGGAAAGAAAACTTCCTTGATTTTGTTGACCACGTATACCCAGGCTATAAAGTAGGTGAACACCATGCAAAATTGGCTAAAATTTTTGAAGATATTGCTGAAGGTAAGAAAAAGCGAGTGGTTGTTAACATCGCTCCGCGTCATGGTAAGTCGGAACTTATATCCTATCTCGCTCCTGCCTGGTTTTTGGGTAAGTTTCCTCAGAAAAAGGTCATCATGGCATCACACACAGCAGATTTGGCTGTTAACTTTGGACGCCGTGTACGTAATTTGGTGGGTTCCGAGAGCTATAAAGACATATTTCCAGCGGTAGAACTGCAAGCCGACAGTAAATCGGCATCTAGATGGGGGACTAATTACAATGGAGAATACTTTGCTATTGGTGTTGGCGGTGCTTTGGCTGGTAGGGGTGCAGACTTGTTTATTATTGACGACCCTCACTCTGAACAAGACGCTAAGCAAGGTCGAGCAGATGTTTTTCTACCAGCTTGGGAGTGGTTTCAATCTGGTCCTATTCAGCGTCTTATGCCTGGCGGGGCTATTATTGTTGTGATGACACGCTGGTCAAAGCTTGATTTGACAGGGCAAATTGTCAATCATATGGTCAAGAATGAGGATGCAGAAGACTGGGAAATAGTAGATTTTCCTGCAATTATGCCTTCAGGTAAACCGCTTTGGCCCGAATTCTGGTCTCTTGAGGAATTATTAGCGAAGAAGGCTTCTTTGGATGTGCGGTACTGGAATGCCCAGTATTTACAACAACCTACCTCAGAAGAAGGCGCTTTAATTAAGCGGGAATGGTGGCAGATTTGGGAAAAAGATGACCCGCCTATGTGTGAATTTGTCATTATGTCTTTAGACGCAGCTCAGGAGGCGAACAATCGTGCGGATTACAATGCGCTCACAACGTGGGGGGTGTTCTTCAACGAAGAGACGAACAATTACAACATTATCCTTCTCAATTCCATTAAAAAACGGATGGAGTTCCCAGACCTCAAAAAGCTTGTACTTGAAGAGTATAAAGAGTGGGAGCCAGATGCGTTTATGGTTGAAAAGAAGTCCAATGGGGCGGCTCTCTACCAGGAATTACGGCGCATGGGCGTACCAATCGGGGAATTCACACCTGGCAAAGGTCAAGACAAAATCTCTCGCGTTAATGCTGTATCAGATTTGTTCTCAGCAGGGATTGTCTGGGCGCCAGAGCATCGGTGGGCGAAGGAAGTAATCGAGGAGTGCAACGATTTTCCTAGCGGAGCTAACGACGATTTGGTAGACTCAACAACATTAGCCTTATTACGCTTTAGGCAAGGTGGATTTATTCGTCTGCCCAGTGACGAACCAGATGATGATTTTTTGTATAAATACGGCAGACGTAAAGCTGCGTATTACTAAGGATAAATTATGTCAATTGAAAAAAGTTTATACCAAGCCCCTGTCGGACTGGACTCTATTGTTGAAGAAGAACCCATCGAAATTGAGATTGAAGACCCAGAGTCAGTAACAATTGGTATTGGTGGAATGGAGATTGAGATTGAACCTGCTGAGCCTTCAGCAGAAGATTTTGACGCTAACCTTGCAGAGTACATGAGTGAGGGGGATCTTACTGAGATTGCAGGCGATTTATTAGGGGACTTTGACGATGACATTTCCGCCCGTAAAGATTGGATTCAGACCTATGTAGACGGTCTTGAGTTATTGGGTATGAAGATTGAGGAAAGAACAGAGCCATGGGAAGGTGCTTGTGGTGTATACCACCCACTATTAAGTGAAGCCCTTGTAAAGTTTCAGTCTGAGACCATCATGGAGACATTCCCAGCTGCTGGTCCAGTTAAGACAGTCATTATTGGTAAAGAGACCCCTGAGATTAAAGACGCATCTCAACGTGTCCAAGATGACATGAATTATCAGTTAACAGATGTGATGCAGGAATACAGACCTGAGCATGAAAGAATGATATGGGGCTTGGGTCTAGCGGGTAATGCATTTAAGAAAGTGTATTACGACCCACACATGGAGCGTCAAGTCTCTATGTTTATTCCAGCAGAAGACATCGTAGTTCCTTATGGTGCTTCTAATTTACAGAGTTCCCCACGCGTGACCCACGTTATGCGTAAGACCGAGAATGAAGTTAAACGGTTGCAGTTTGCAGGCTTTTATCGTGATGTTGACCTTGAGACCCCCAGTGGGGCTTTAGATGAAGTAGAGAAGAAAATTGCGGAGAAGATGGGCTTTAGAGCTACATCGGATGACCGCTATAAGTTATTAGAGATGCACGTAGACCTTGACTTACCTGGTTATGAAGATGAAGAAGATGGAGAAAAGACAGGTATTGCTCTTCCTTATGTTGTAACGATTGAGAAAGGCACACAGAAGGTCTTATCCATCCGTAGAAATTGGAGACCAGAAGATGAAACCAAACAAAAAAGGCAACACTTTGTACATTATGGCTATGTGCCTGGCTTTGGTTTTTATTGCTTCGGGCTTATTCATTTGGTTGGCGCCTTTGCTAAGTCGGGTACTTCTCTTATCAGACAGCTCGTTGACGCAGGAACTTTATCGAATTTGCCAGGTGGCTTTAAGACCCGTGGACTGCGTGTTAAAGGTGACGACACCCCAATAAGTCCAGGAGAGTTCCGTGACGTTGATGTACCAAGCGGGGCAATCAAAGACAACTTAATGACCTTGCCATACAAGGAACCGAGCCAGGTTTTATACAGCTTACTTGGGACCATTGTTGAAGAAGGCAGACGCTTTGCATCGGCAGGGGATATGAAGGTTAGTGATATGAGCGCACAGGCTCCTGTGGGGACGACTCTGGCAATTTTGGAGAGAACCCTGAAAGTCATGAGTGCAGTTCAGTCAAGAATCCACTATTCGATGAAACAAGAGTTGCGGCTGTTAAAAGAAATAATCCGTGACTACACACCTGACGAGTACAGCTATGTTCCAGAAGAGGGTACGCCCAGAGCCAAGAAAACGGATTATGACATGGTGGACGTTATTCCAGTCAGTGATCCTAATGCAGCGACGATGGCGCAAAAGATTGTTCAGTACCAAGCAGTTCTCCAGCTGGCACAAGGGGCGCCGCAGATTTATAACCTGCCGCAGTTACACCGCCAGATGCTCGACGTCCTTGGCATCAGGAATGCCCAGAAACTTATACCGTTACAGGAAGACCAGAAACCGCGTGATCCGATTTCGGAGAACATGGATGCGTTGATTGGCAAACCTCTCAAAGCCTTTGCGTATCAAGACCAAGATGCACACTTGATGTCGCATAACAGCTTCTTGCAAGATCCGATGACACAGCAAATGATTACTCAGAACCCTATGGGGCAGCAGATTGTGGCTGCGCTGCAGGCTCACATTGCGGAGCATTTTGGCTTTAAGTACCGTCAACAGATTGAGCAGCAAGTTGGCGGACCCATACCGTACCTTAAGGATGATGAGGAGACTCTACCCCAAGAGTACGAGATTCAGTTGTCTAGATTGGTGGCTCAGGCTTCCCAGCAATTATTGGCACAGAATCAAGCTGCCGTGGCGCAACAACAAGCTCAGCAGCAGATGCAAGATCCAATTATCCAGATGCAGATGCAAGAACTTGAGCTTAAGGCGAAGGAACTTGACCGCAAGATACAGAAAGATCAGGCTGATGTTGCCTTAAGGCAAGAGCAGTTAAGCATTGACCGTGAGCGAGTTGAGATTCAAGGCGAGCTAGAAGGTACTAAGTTAGGTGCCAAGATTTCTAAGGAAAAAGATGAGCTAGATCGCAGAGAACAGATAGAGGGTACACGGATGGGCATTGATATGGCACATAAAAAAGACCAGATTGATACTCAGAAAGGGCAAATAGCTGCGCAGCTAATAGCGGCTCAGATGAATGCGGCTAAACAGAAAAAGGATAACAAATGACAGGGTTAGACCTACTAGGGAAACAGTTAGACGAGAAAGCTGAGCAGTTAAAGAGTGCTGTGGTGGTTGGCAATATGGACCACATACAGTACCAAAGAGTTTGCGGTGAGATTAGGGGTCTGCTCATTGCAAAGGGTTACGTATTAGACCTCAAAGACAAACTGGAGAATACGGATGAGTGAAACAATCGACTTAAATAAGGCGGTGGATTTGGCGCAGCTGCTTGATAAGTCAAACGAGCAAAAGGCAACACAACTACCTAAACCCTCTGGGTACCGCATTTTATGTGCTATTCCTGAAGTGGAAAAGGAACACGATGGTGGAATTCTGAAAGCTGATGAGACGCTTAGGTTTGACGAACTTCTAACAACGGTGTTGTTTGTAGTGGATTTAGGTCCAGATTGCTATAAAGACCCAGCAAGATTTCCAACGGGAGCTTGGTGTAAGAAGGGTGATTTTGTCCTTGTAAGACCAAATGCTGGTACTCGATTAGTTATTCATGGGCGGGAGTTTCGCATCATCAATGATGATTCCGTAGAAGGTGTAGTTGACGATCCTCGTGGCATTAAACGTAAATAAGGAGTAGACGATATGGAAAACTATAAGTTTTCTGATGAAATAGACGAAGTAAAAGATGAGGGTAAACCCGTAGAAGAGGAAGTAGAAGCTAAGGGTAAACCCGAAGAGGAAAAACTTGAAATTGAGATTGAAGACGATACCCCTGTTGAAGACAGAGGACGTAGAGCTTCAAAACCTGATTTTGTTGAAAAGGTTGAAAAAGACGAATTAGACCAATATTCCCAAGAGGCACGAAGCAAAATTGATGCTTTTAGGAAGTTTTACCATGATGAGCGTAGAGAAAAGGAAAAAGCCTTACGGGAACAACAAGAGGCTGTCCAAGTAGCTAAAAAACTCTATGAAGAGATAAAACAGCTTAAAGGTAGGGTCAATTCTAGTGACGAAGCAGCAGTTAACTCCTTTAAAACGAGTGCTGAGCAAGAACTAGCAATGGCTAAAAAGGAATATAGAGAAGCCTATGACGCTGGAGATTCGGAAAAATTAGTCGAAGCACAGGATAAATTAACCACTGCTAAGATGAAAATTGAGAAGGCTTCTAGCTACGCTGAAAATATAAATCAGCGAAAGGCTTTACAAGAGCAAGAAAATGAAGTAAAAATACCTCAACAGACGGAAGCAGCGCCTGTCCGTGACCAAAAAGCTTCGGCTTGGCAAGAGCGTAACTCTTGGTTTGGTCAAGATGACGAAATGACAAGCCTAGCCTTAGGGCTTCACGAGAAGCTTGTCAAAGAAAACGGACTAGCATATGCGACCACTGACGAGTACTACAAGCGCATAGATGAAACTATGCGTAGGCGTTTTCCTGAAAATTTTCAGGATGAAAAAGTTGACGATGAAAAAGTCGCGGCTCGCGTAAAACCGAGTACAGTTGTTGCCCCTGCGAGTAGAAGTACCTCTTCGAAGAAGATAAAATTGAATACGTCACAGTTATCTATAGCGAAGAAGTTAGGACTAACGCCTGAGCAATATGCCCGTGAACTTATGAAAATGGAGGCCTAATATGGCTAACAACAGATTGACCCGTGAAGTAGATACCCGTGTAACAAGCGAACGTCCTAAGCAGTGGGCGCCAGCAGAATTACTCCCTGAGCCAGATAAACAGGCTGGGTATGCATATCGTTGGATTCGTACTTCTACGTTGAATCAGGCTGATCCTCGTAACCTTTCAGGAAAACTGAGAGAAGGATGGGAACCTGTGACGATTGAAGAACAACCCAAGTTTCAACTGCTAGTTGATCCCAATAGTCGCTTTAAGGACAACATTGAGATTGGCGGGTTATTGCTTTGCAAAACTCCAGAAGAGTTCGTCCAACAACGTAATCAACATTACCGAGTTCAAGCCGAAAGTCAGATGGATGCTGTAGACAATAATCTTATGCGTCAAAATGATCCACGGATGCCTCTCTTTAATGAGAAGAAATCTACGGTGACTTTTGGCAAAGGTAACTAAACTTAATTAGGAGTTATAAATGGCTTATCCTACCGTAGACGGACCCTATGGGTTCAAGCCGATCAATCTGATCGGTGGTCAGGTATTTGCTGGTGCAACTCGTCAAATTCCTTTCCCAGGCGGCACCGCTGCTTCGGACATCGTTGCTTATGTTTGTGACGATCCTGATACTTATTTCAAAGTAGCAGTTCTTTCGTCTAGCACCGCTATTGGCGGTTTGACCCAGACTGATGTTGGCAACAACGTTGCTATCTTCACAACTGCTGGTTCAGCCACTACTGGCGATTCAAACGAAGGTGTACGTAACAGCACCAGCGATTCAACAACCACTCTCCCATTCCGTATTATTGCGGGTGTGCCAGAGACTGTTAATGCTGCTGGATCTTTCACCGAAGTGATCGTCAAGTGGAATATGGGCGTTCATACTTACTACAGTGCAACACCTGTAGCAACCGCAGCTTAAGGAGCTATAAATGGCTATTTCACGCGCACAACTACTGAAAGAGTTGCTCCCTGGCTTGAACGCTTTGTTCGGTCTTGAGTATGCAACGTATGGCGAACAACATAAAGAGATCTACGAAACTGAGACCTCTGAGCGTTCGTTCGAAGAAGAAACCAAACTGTCTGGCTTCTCTGCTGCACCAGTCAAAAACGAAGGTACTGCCATCGCTTATGACAATGCACAAGAGGCATTCACAGCACGTTATAACCACGAAACCATTGCTCTCGGCTTCTCCCTAACGGAAGAGGCAATCGAGGACAACTTGTATGACAGCTTATCGGCTCGTTATACCAAGGCTTTGGCTCGTGCAATGGCGTACACAAAGCAGGTTAAAGCTGCTGCTGTGTTGAACAATGGTTTCACTAACTCTGCCGCTTATTACGGTGGTGATGGTGTACCTCTGTTTGCGACAAACCATCCTTTGGTTTCTGGTGGTACTAACAGCAACACTCAGTCTACCGCTGCTGATTTAAACGAGACTTCTTTGGAAGCCGCCGTTATTCAGATCGCTGCTTGGACAGACGAGCGTAGCTTGCTTATTGCTGCTAAACCACGTAAGTTAATTGTTCCACCTGCACTACAGTTCGTTGCAACTCGTTTGCTCGAAACTCAATTGCGTGTTGGTACAACTGACAACGACATCAACGCTTTAGTAAACAATGGTTCGATCCCAGAAGGTTATACAGTTAATAACTATCTGACCGACCCAAATGCTTACTTCCTAACCACTGACGTTCCAAACGGTATGAAGCATTTTGTTCGTACCCCCTTGGCTAACTCAATGGACGGGGACTTCGATACTGGTAACGTACGTTACAAGTCTCGTGAGCGTTACAGCTTCGGCTGGTCTGATCCCCTTGGTATGTGGGGTTCACAAGGCGCTTAATGTGTCTAAAAAAGGGGGGCTAAAAACTCCCCTTTTTATTTTATTTGTAGTAAGATGCTTTTAAGTCTAGGACTAATTTGTCCATATCAGCCCGCCTAGGGGACGATGCACCGATGATATGGGGTTATGTGCATATAAGGAGAACCTCATGGGTTTCGCTACACACCTAGGTCCTCGATACAACTGCTAAGACTTTATTTGCTATCCCCGCAGGATCACAGATCCTCAACATTACCGTAAACATTACTACCGCTTATGCTGGTACGACTGGTAATACCATCACTATTCGTGCTGGATCAACCATTTTAGGTACTGTTGGTAGTGCATCTACTACTCCTTTGTCAGTAGGACGTGCGACTTTCACCATTACGGATGCAAACATTGCTACTTTCGTAAACGTAGGCACTTCTGACGTACTTATCACCGCTACTTATGCGTGTGCTGGTACAGCTTCTGGCGGTGCAGCTACTGTTATCTGCGAGTATGTTGTTCGTAACTCTGATGGCGGTCAGTTCCAAACCACGTTTAATAACTAATCTCATGGGCTAGGGTTTTCCCTAGTCCACTTTAACTTTTTGGAGATTAATTATGGCGATGCAAACTGATGTACAAGCCTCAGCACCGTTAACGTCTACTGGGCAAGTTACTAATAATGCTGGAACCCCTGCTAATTTAGGCAGAATCCGTATTAAAGGTTTATATGTTGTTTCAGGAACAAATGCTGGATCTGTCGTATTTAGAGACGGTGGTTCTGGTGGAAACATTTTATTAACCCTTAATACCCCTGCTGGTTCAAGCAACGGGGCGTACAACATTATTGTTCCTGGTGAGGGTATTTTGGTTGAAACCAATCTACACGGAACCGTTACTGATACAGCTTCTGTAGTTGTCTTTTACGGGTAAAAAATGTCAGAACCACTACAAGCGCAGGGTTCTTTTAGTCTAGCGGGTAGGAAGATCATGCTTGGTCTTCCTGCTTATGACTTTAAAGTTTCGGTAAAACTAGCTATTTCTTTAGCTCAGTTTTGCGTAGAAGCTCCTAAACATGGCGTTGAGATTCAGATCTGTAATATTTCTGGGTGTTCAGTCGTTTCCCGTGTTAGAAACCTAATTGCTAAAGACTTCTTAGCCTCAGACTGCACGGATCTAATGTTTATTGACTCGGATATTAACTTTAATCCGCAAGACATCTTCCGTTTAATGGCGTGGAATACAGACCCTAAAAAAGGTATCGTAGGCGGTGTGCCTGTTGCCCGTAAAAAGGGTCAGGTCTATATCTCTACCTTAGATCAAGATGAAGAAGGTGGAATTTATATGAACGCCTACGGATTAGTTAAGGCTAAACGCTTAGCTACTGCCTTTATGTTGATCCGTAGAGAAGTATTTGAGACCCTCAGAGACAACCATCCTGAGTGGAAATACCACGATGACCGAGTAGTAGACGGGCATCCAGACAAGTTTTGCTATTCATTCTTTGACTTTAAATCTACCCCAGAAGGCTATGTAGGCGAAGACTATACCTTCTGTGATCGTGCCACTGCACATGGATTTGAGGTCTGGATTGACCCAACAATTAAACTCAACCACATGGGGATTACTGAGTTTGAAGGTTCGTTTGGAGAAGAATACTTATACCCACTATTACGTCCAGTAGATTCTAAAAAGGATGTCGCATAATGGCTAAATCTCCCGCATGGACTCGCAAAGAAGGTAAGAACCCTAGTGGTGGGCTAAACGCTAAAGGACGTGCTTCTTACAATGCAGCTAATCCTGGTAAGCCTGGACTTAAACGCCCACAACCTGAAGGCGGCTCTAGGCGCGATTCTTTCTGCGCCCGCATGAAAGGCATGAAGCGTAAGTTAACCAGCGCTAAAACTGCTAACGACCCAGATAGCCGCATCAACAAGTCCCTACGGGCTTGGAACTGCAAAGAAGGCGGATCAGTTCGTGGCGGTGGTTGTGAGATTCGTGGCAAGACCAAAGGGAAAATGGTCTGATGGAGATGATGATATGGAACATAATCCTAACCGTACTTGTGGCGCTTATGGGATTTGTACTTAAAGAGAAGTTTGCCGAAATTAATCGGCTTGGTATCTTGTTGAATAGAACTAGAGAGGAAGTTGCTCGTGACCACATTACTCGTGCAGAAGTCCATAGAGATATGGAAAAAATTATGGAACGCTTTGACGCTGGCATTAATCGCCTTGAGGCTAAGATTGACGAACTTGGTAAACGGAATTAAAAATGCCATCGGTAAGTAAAAAACAACATAAGTTTATGGCAGCCGTGGCTAATAATCCATCGTTTGCTAAAAAAGTCGGTATATCTAAATCCGTAGGAGAAGAGTTTATGAAAGCAGATAAAGGACGTAAATTTAGAGCTGGGGGCTTGAAAGAAGTTGATTCTGATAGCAATCCAGGTTTATCCAAACTGCCCACAGAAGTACGCAACAAAATGGGCTACATGAAGAAAGGTGGCGACGTGAAACATTCAGACATTTCCAAAGATAAACCAATGATGAAGAAGGTTGCTGCTAAAGCCGTCAAAGGACATGAGAAGCGTATGCACGGCATGGCTGGTGGTGGCAAAGTTGGTCAACTTTCTAAGGCTGATGGATGTGCTACTAAAGGTAAATCTAAAGGCAAAATGGTCAAAATGAAATACGGTGGAGCTTGCTAACATGAAAAAGAAAATGCGTAAATTCCAAGACGGTGGCGAGACCGAGTTTGAATCTAAAGAAGGGCAAAACCCTGGTATTGGCGACGATGTGCGCGCCCGTGCGATGAAGTATGTACGAGAGCAAAATGAGCCTAGCAGTGAGCTAGTAAAAGAACCTCCTGTTGCCAAAACAAAAGCTGCCCCCAAAGCTACCCCTAAAGCAGAGCCAAAAACAACTACTAAACCACCTCAAGAAAAAGGTTTGGAGCGTGTAGGGGTTGAAGACTTTCTACCTATTGGTAAAGCTGCTGCGGTTCTAGGCGCTGGTTATGGTGCTGCTCGCATGATAGGCAAGAAGATTCTATCTAGCCGTGCTAAGAAAGAGGCTGGAGAAAGATCTGCTAAAGAAGCTGATGCAATCTCTAAATTATCAAAGAAGGAGCAAGAAGCTCGCAAAGAGCGCTACCTCTCTACAGGTCCTATGGAGGATGCCTTTGGTAAAGGCACACAGTTTAAGCGTGAGTTTAAGTCTGGTGGAAAAGTATCTTCAGCATCAAAGCGGGCTGATGGTTGTGCTATCCGTGGAAAGACTAGAGCGTAATGCCAATAGAGCCTATTGATCCTTCTAAAAAGACTGGCGGTGACGGGCAGGAGAAATATCCAGCCAAGCCAAAGCACGGTCCTGGAAAGTTTGACGAAATTCTAGAAAAAGCTGAGAAGGCTCAAAAGGCTAGGGATGAAATAAGCAAAATAGCAGGATTGAAAAAGGCATGATGGGCAGTAATATGCCAAAACCTAAATTAAAAGCTGGTGGCGTAGTATCTAGTGCTTCTAAACGAGCAGATGGCTGCTGTATTAAAGGTAAAACCAAAGGACGTATGGTATGAGACCAAGTCGTGGAATGGGTGCTATTATGCCCTCTAAGATGGGTAAACCTAAGCGTAAAGCTCGTAGGGACGATACCGACTTTACTCAGTTTAAAGAAGGCGGTAAGGTCAATGCTGCGGGTAATTACACTAAACCAAGCTTGCGTAAACGGATTGTTTCTCAGGTGAAAGCAGCTGCGACACATGGTACTGGCGCAGGTCAATGGTCAGCTCGTAAAGCGCAGTTGGTAGCTAAAAAATACAAGGCGGCTGGCGGTGGTTATAAATGAGTGGATTGGCAAAATCTCAGCGTTCTTTAAAGGCTTGGGGAGACCAGAAATGGACAACCAAGTCAGGGAAGAAGTCGTCCGAGACAGGCGAGAGATACCTGCCAAAAAAGGCAATAGAAGCCCTAAGCCCACAGGAGTACGCAGCAACAACACGAGCAAAACGGCAAGGAAAAGCACAGGGAAAGCAGTTCGTCCCGCAGCCAAAAAAAGTAAAAGCAAAAGTAAAACCGTATAGGAAGATATGAGTACTTCAGGCACAACAGCTTTTAATTTAGACCTCAATAACCTCATTGAAGAGGCTTTTGAGCGTTGTGGTACGGAGCTTCGTACGGGTTACGATATGCGGACTGCCCGCAGGTCTTTGAATTTATTGACTGTAGAGTGGGCTAACCGTGGCATTAATCTCTGGACTATTGAGCAAGGTCAGATTGCAATGGTTACTGGGCAAGCTATTTATCCAGTGCCAATTAATACAATTGATCTTTTAGATCACGTAATTCGTCAAAATAACGGTGTTACAAGTAACCAAATTGACATCAATATTAGCCGCATCTCTGAGTCTACATACTCTACGATACCTAATAAATTAACTACTGGACGCCCTATTCAGGTCTGGTTTAATCGCCAGTCAGGACAGTCTAACGCGACCGCTGTGACCTTAAACGGCACGATTGATGCTGTGACCACATCTATTACAGTTAGTGACGCCAGCGCCCTTCCTATCGGTGGTTTTATTAAGATTGATAACGAAACAATTAGCTATGCAAACGTAGTAGGAAATGTGTTAACAAACTGCTACCGTGGTCAAAACGGCACTACTGCTGCAAGCCATACAACAGGTGCAGCCATCTCTATACAGAACCTTCCTGCAATTAATGTCTGGCCCACACCCGATGCTGGTGGTGGTCCTTATACTTTTGTGTATTGGAGGTTGCGTAGGATTCAGGATGCTGGGTCTAATGGAACGGTAGAGCCTGATATTCCCTTTCGCCTATTACCTTGTATGGTGGCTGGATTGGCTTTCTATATGGCTCAAAAGCTACCAGACGGACAGGCACGAGTGCAATTTTTAAAGGCAGAATACGAGGAGCAGTGGCTCATGGCTTCTACGGAGGACAGAGAGAAAGCCGCTTCTAGGTTCGTACCTAGGACGACATTCTATGCCTAATAAGTACAGTAGTGGCAAATTTGCGATTGCCGAATGTGACCGATGTGGTCAGCGGTATAAGTTAAAGGAGCTTAAAAAGTTAGTTGTTAAACAACAATTAAAGAATATTAAGGTGTGTCCTACCTGTTGGGATCCAGATCAACCGCAGTTGTCATTAGGTATGTATCCAGTTGATGACCCACAGGCTGTACGGGAACCACGCCCTGATGTAAGCTATACGGTATCTGGAACAAGTGGTTTGCAACTTAACGGATCTAACGACACTACCTTACAGGGTGTTGGTTATCCAGAGGGCGGTAGTAGAATATTTCAATGGGGATGGAACCCTGTTGGTGGCGCTAGAGATGACGGACTAACTCCTAATGATCTTGCCCCAAGCTGTTTGGTAGGAAGTGTAACGGTAACAACAACATAAGGAGTTGAAAATGTTTAAGAAAGACGCAGACGGAGT